CTTCTTCCACAACGTTCTCGTCATGGAGTTCTGCATCAGTGATCTGATTTTCTTCAGACATGCTGTACTCCTTTACATGCTTTTTGTTTTGAGTAACGAGAGGAAATTCTTGAACTCACGTGTCTGTGTCTCATAAAGATCAGCACGTGGAGCCTTTTTAACTTCAGTCTCCATTCTTTCAATTTCTCTTGCTTCGATTACGCCGTTATTCCAAACCCAGTCCACGCCTTCCATTATTCCATTTACGAAAGCTTGCGGGGCGGATGGATCTTGTACAATATCAACTGTATTAAGAATAAAGTCTTCTTTGACCATTGTTACGCCGTTTCTCTGTTCGAGACTACCCATACCACGAGTTGACACACCTAGTTGAACACCACCATCAAGTAAACCTTTTACGATCTTTCCCATTGGAGTATCTAATATCTGTGCCTTACCCATCACATTATTACCTTCAAATTGAAGATCAGTAATAAGATGAGATACTTTGTCTAAGTTAACAGTAGGACCTTCGGGGTGATTTAACTCACCAACTGCTCTCTTAGTCATTACTTGATCCGTTACGTACTTTTCTACTGCCTTTTCCATTATAGGTTTGGGGTAGATCCGTCCGTTACGGTTCTTCGATTCTGCCATCGCAAAGATACCTTCGATAACATAAGACTTTTCGCCTTTATCGTTAGCCTCGACTATGCACTGCACATCGGTTTCGGTATACTCTGTGATAAGTTTCATCGTTTATCCTTTAAACTGTTTAACAAATTCCGCACCAGCCTTCTTAGCCGAGTTTAAATCACGGAACGTGTCTAACTTTTCCATGTCAACATATGTGACAAATTTGTTCTTCTCTTTATGTACCATAACGTGGATACCTTTAATTTTGGTATCAAAGATATGTTCACCTGGTGGCATACCTTTCTTTCTTTTTTCACGTATTTCTGTGAAAGTCTTCATTATAGTTACCTTTTGTTTCAACTATTATTTATACATATAGAATTCTCTATTTGTTCTTATTCAGAACTAATTTCTTCTTCGGGTTCAACTGAAGCTTCTGGTTCTTCTACTGGTTCTTCTACTGGCTCTACACCATTATGAACCGCATTTGCAACTGCAATTTTCTCTGCATCTAGAGCATCACCAATCTTTTGTGTCATCATGTCCTTAAAAGTAGGTTCTGCTTTGGCAAAGTCTTTCTCTTGCACTTGATTAATAAAGTCTTGTACTGTTTGATTCATTTCCATTATTTATCATCTTTCTTCTTTTGTTTAGGATCTTTTGGATCTTTTTCAAGTTTGTCGGTATCCACACGTGGTTTCTTTTCTTCCTCGTCTGGTACAACTTTCACTTCAACTGGAGCAGGTTTAGGTGGATCATATTCCTCATCACCATCTTCGTCTGGCATAGTTTCGCCATCAGCTTCCTCTTGCTTCATTTGTTTCTTCATATCTTCCATCTCATCGTCAGATAGATTCAATACATTTTTGAAGACCCACTCTTTAGAATAGAATTCACCAACATACTGTTGTGTCATATCTAGAGTTTGTAGTCTTTCTCTAACTAATTCTGCATTACGTAATTCCGCAAAATGGTTATCAGACACATAGTCCACAACCATTTCATTACGCCATGCTTCCCAATCCTCGTTGGTAATAGTTCCTTTAAGAACAAGTTGCTTACGTAAGATCTCAAGGAATAGTGCAGAGAACCTACGGCGCAATCTGTCGATAAACTTCTGGAACTTAAGTTCGTCACGGTTAATCTCTGTGGATCTACCTAGAAGTCCAGTTGCTTGCTCTTGCTCTAGTCTTGAACTAGGAACGTTTAAAGATCTATATAGACGCTTTTGGAAGTAAATGATGTCATCAATTTGACCTAAGTTCTCTCCACCTGGAAGTGTAGATATCTCCGTACCTCGTCCACCTTCACGCCTTGGTAGCCAGAAGTCTTCCAACATAGACATATGTTTACGGTCATCTTTAAGCTTACCAGTGTTAGCATCATATACCAATTTGTTTCGATAACGAGTCATGATACCTTTCATGTACTCTTCGGACTTACCTTTAGGCATATTTCCTACATCAATGTAGAAGATCCTACGTTCTGGTGCACGTGCTAGACGATAGATAACCAAACTGTCTTCCATCATGCGCAATTGGTTAATTGGTTTTAGAGCTTTGTGTAAGTAAGATACTACTTTCTTACGGCTTTCATCCAATAGTCCTGATGTCACATAGCTGACACTATCTGGTGTTAGTTTAATTCCATTAACTGTTTCGCCGGGCTTCTCCTGATAGATGAAGTGTTCGTCAACCTTTTCAACGATCTTTGCACCTGTTAGTGGATCTTTCTTAGTTTTAACTTCCTTCACCTTACGGATCTTGGTAGCATCAATAGGACGGATCTCTTGAATACCTGCTTTTAAGTTTGATTCGTTTACGACTAAGTGATGATACATACGACCATCTACATAGAAACGTCTGAATATATCATGTCCAAGATCGTTGAATTTGAGCATATTTAATACAGTATCAAATTCTAGTTGGATCTCTTTCTTAATCTTATCTGAAGCTTCGACATCATCAAGAACAAGTTTGACTGATAGTCCTTTATCCTCAATGGTAACTGCTTCGTTTACAATATCTTCGATAGCCGCATCGACTTCGGGGTGCATAGCAACTCCACGATATTGTCTAATTAGTTCAATATTATCTTTAGATTCATCACCGTCTAGGTTTACATATTGACCGAAGTGAGAACCTGATGCAGTAACGTATCCTGCTCCATCATCATCCGTTGGTGGTACAATGGAATCAAGTTGATTCTTAGCCGCCGCTTTACGTGCGCCAGCTCTACGAATCTCGAAGCCGAATAATTTAATGCCTTGATTACTGTTGTCTGCCATAGTTTCTTTCCATTTAATAATAAGGTAGAGGAGAAATCCCCTCTACCCCTTTATTTATAACGATATTAAGTAGTCGTTGTACTTTCCCAATACTGAACTTGGAACTCAACTGGGAATTCTTCAATTGCCCCTGTTGTGTCGTAGTTCAGATAAATAGCACCAACATTGGTTGGGAAACAACCACGGAAAGTGTATGATTTGAGTACCGTTTCGTCACGATCTAATTGATCAACAATAAGATCAGACTGATAATCGGCTGGGTTAACGATACCAGTGTTAGTTGTGTGACCGTTAATACCGTTCATCCAACGTTCCATAGCATCACGAACTCCAAAGTCCGTATCGTTAATGATTGTTACAGTCCATGGTTCAAATGTTCTGTCTCCTGCAATCTGTAACTGTCTACCTCTGAATGATACAGGGATAGGAGCAATCACTGATGCAGGTAACTGAGCACCTTTACACATGAATGATGTTTGTTCGACGTTGCCACCTGCGTAAGCTGGGAAGTTAACTGTTACCTTAAATAGGTTAGGTCTAGCTCCACCACCAGCGAGTTTGGCTTTAAAATCGTCTACTCCGAGAATAGCCATTTAAATGTTCCTTTCTACTCTACTTATACAGTGCCGACAACTTCTTCAAACTCTACTCCACTGCGTACTGCAACAAAGTTAAGGGTGATGAAGTTGATGGAACGTGCTGGTTTGATGAAGACGTTAGCAATAAACTCATTGCGGTCAATAACTGACGAAGTGTTGTTTGTTTCGTCACAAACTACTTTGAAGTCTGTAATACCACGGCGACCTTTGATTTCTCTTAGGACTGGTTCTACGATGTTAACGAATTCTGCACGAGTGAACTCATCATTAAGTTCAAACATTACATTTTTAGCCGCTTCACCGATAGCTCTCTCTAGTGTGAGGAACAATCTGCGAACATTGATACGATCAAATGCTGATGGTCTATTTAAGTGAGTTTTATCACCAAAGAGTAGAACACCTTGACCTGGGATATTGCCAACAGGGTTAACGCCTGCTTTATACAATGTATCACGTTGTGCTTTAGTTGGGTTGTATACAGTAGATGTAACACCTAAGTATTGTCCACGTCTTCCACCAGCTGGTGAGATCCATGGTGCACCATTTGCGTCTGATGCTGACATAATGCCCGCTGTAGACGATGCGGCAGGGACACTAACATATTTGTCGTTATATTTGTCGTATACCTTTAACCAGTTACAATCAACAAATAATGTGCTGTCGAAAGTAAATGCGTTTGTTGTAGCTAAAACGTTTGTTGTAATTGTCGCTGGGTTATTGACACCAACAACATCGTTTCTAGCAGGACCTGCAACTACTACACAATCTTTACGTGCTTTTGCTGTTGCTACAAGATCATTAACAACTGTTACCTGATCTGCACTTGAGGTCATACCCGGAGCGATTAAGAAGTCAACTTCAACAGTATCTACATCTTCATATAGATCGTATGCGCCTGTGATATCTCCTGCTGTATATCCACTTGATACTACACCACCTGTTAGGTTATATGTCTTAATAGCAGGTGCTGATAGGATGAAATCTTCTCCACTATCTGCGGCAGTACCTGCACCAACATCTGAGAATGCTGTTTCAAAGCCAGCCATCCAAACATAGTTTGAACCTGTGTTGACAATATCTTTAACGTAGTTTGTTGATCCGTCTGCATTTTTAGCATCTAAAGCTAATGATACGAATGGATATGTTTCCAGTACTGCGCCTTTAGCACCAAAATTACCAAGAGTATCGATAACTGCAACGTGTACTTCGTCATTTGTTGCATTCTTAGATGTGGCGTGTGCTGATGTTCCCGGCTGTCCATCGAAGTTAGGTTTATAAGCCCAATTAGTAAATGATGATGTATGAGCAGGACATACTTGAATTTGAAGGGTATTACCTAGATCTCCTGGGTATCTACCGATAAATGTGTGACCGTCTGAGTCACGTGCAGAGATTTGGGTATCCCAATCGTCTGCGTTTTTGATTGTGGGATTGTCCGTAGTGGCGTTAACATTATCGTGTGCGTTTCTCGCAGTTGATGTGATTGCACGTGTTACGAATAGATCTGAGCTATAACGTAAATAGTATGCCGCCGTGTGGAAATCTCCACTAAAAGCATCATTAGGTGTTCCAAATGTAGATGCGAGTTCTGTCTCATTAGAGACCCTTACTCTTGCATCGACTGGACCCCAACGGAATGCGCCAACTACTGCACCAGTTGTAGACTGTACATTAGGCACTGTGCCTGACAGATCTACTTCTTTGATAACAATGCTGGACTTTGGGATGGTGTTCCAATTGCCATGGTTATTTTCCTTTTGAAATGATAAGTAATACATAATGCGGTGGGATTTCAAGGTTACGCTGTTATTTATAAGAAAACTATTCCTAGCTATTTCATATCCCACGTATCAGATATTGCCCATCCAAACTTAGCGGGATCAACAGGACTTGGCGTATCTACAACACCATCATCAATAAATCCAAATGGAAGTACATCATCTTCAATATCTTGCATTCTTTGTTTAAATAACATGTCTTTTAGATTAATGTCTGTCATATCACCAAAGTATGCCGAAGATGCAAAATATCCAAACAATACAAGGTTCATCACAAGATCATCGTGATTACCATTCGAAGCCTCAAATGAGTTACCTCTTGCTTCGAATGTAGATATTTCTATAATAGTCTGCTCATCCACAATGTCTAGTTTATGACTTTCGAGTATATCTTTGAAGCCAGAACAACCAATACGTTTGATCTTTCTGTTCATCTCAATACCCAAACCACTACTCTTTGTAGCACTTTCAACGTGCATGTTCTCATATTCTATGTCTTGGTATAGACCCTGACATACCAAAGATCCCTGATCATTTGCTTCGATAACAACATATGCATTATTATATGCTGTTGCAAACTTCGCAATGATGTCTGGAAATAGAATAGGAGATATCCTATTGTTTCGATATACTGCTACTTGTTTAAAGGGAACTGTACTAATATCAATTATGGTAAACGTAGAGTAGTCTTGTCCACGACCTTTAGCCACATCTACCATCATAATATACTCATGTCCCTTTTCAGTTTCATCATATATTAGACAGTCGCCATTTACTCTGATGGGGTTCTTTGCTCTCAGTTTCATAAGAGTTTCAGCATCAATCAATGTATCGCCAGTACCAAAGAATGTATTACCATACTCTTGATCAAACTGTAATTGACTTGTGTTGTTTATTGTTTCTAATTTCCAATCCTGATCTCGACCAGGAACATCCCACCAATCAACTCTAAATGGTACAAAGCTATTAGTCTTTTGCTGTGCGCCTTCCCATATCTTATGGAATACGTTACCGATACCATTAGCTGTTGATGTAATAATAACCTTTGTGTCTTTACCAGACGATACAACAGGATATGTTGACGTATAGAATTGTGCATCATTCTCAACGAATGCAAACTCGTCCAAGAACAGAAGGTTAATAGATAACCCACGAATAGAGGATCCACTTGTTGCAGACGCAAGGATCTTAGAGTTATTAGAGAATTCAATAGAGCCTTTGTTAAGAGCCTTAGTTCCGGGCTGTAAGAAGAATGGAAGGTTCTCCAACATAAGCGTGACACGTGCTAACATCTCACGTGCAGTTGCACCTTTGTTAGCTAAAACTGCAATGTTCTTTTCTGAGTGGAAGATAGCATACCATAAGATATATGCAACGGAAGATATTGACTTACCACTCTGCCGACAAGCTAATACAATAGAAAATCTACTATTGTTGAAATGGTCAAACATCTTCTCTTGATATGGATAAAGGTCAAAGTTAACCAATCCTCTATCAAGGTGAATAACTTTACAATATGTCTTAGCAAAGTATTTAGGATCATCCATACACTTCTTGTACTCAAGAATATCATCCTGAGACCATGGTTCTACCACACCATCCTTTTTAACATTTTGGTTACCCAAATACGTTTTTGCGTTAATCATCTGGTGTAATATCGATCACATCATTGTTATTGCTATCGACATCCTGTAGCATTCTTTGTAGATCTGTTGTAGATCCTATAAAGACATTATTATTGGTTGTCCCACTTTCAATCTGTGGAACATCACTTTTATTGATATCTTTGTGTTTTTTGTTAAGATCCATAAGCTTGTCATTGACATCTGCAATGTTCTTAATCATACCAGACAAGACTTCGTATGCACGTGGATGCTCACTCTCTCGTGCAACTTCCATCATCATACTTAGGGCATCTTGGCCTTTTCCTATGAGATCGTAATACGTATCACGTGACTTGTCATAGTCACTCTTGATGTTCTCATCATCCGTCATCGCTCGTTATTTCCTCATAATTATAAAGCTGGGTAAAGCCATAGTCAGAATCATACTGTGGTATTATAGTTGGTGTAGTAGTTATCGTAGCATATTTAGTGCCTTTAGTAACTTCCAATTCAGCAATGGATTTAGTGATAACTTCACCATCGTCTATTGAACCTGTAAAGCTAGTTTTAACCTCAAAGTCCATCACATACTGAACTGTTTGCCTTTGTTCTTGAGGACCTTCACCTTCTTGTACAAATGCAACAGACTGAAGTGTGATAGGAATATCCTCTTTTATATCTGGATAATCTTTATATGGCTTCATGGTCACAGTATATTGTGGTGAGAATGTTGGTATGATCTGTTCTACAATTTGTAATGCATCATCCTGATTATTTGCGTAGATACCAAGAGAAAATGTTACAATGTAAGGAACTGATTGTCTTACCTTTGCACGTTTCTTATTATCATCCACACCAGCTTGTCTTAATCTAGTATTAGTCTTAGATAATTGTCGTGTAGAATCATATGCCAGTGATGTCATTTCAAAGGACATACGTGGAAGCTTCATGGCGACTGAGTCATCTTTACCAAACTCACCTACTTGTTGTAGCCTAAGAAGAAACTTAGATCTAGGGGAATATGCCAAAGGTACACGAACTGTGCTCAGAACCTTACCATTCTTATCAGTTCTCATTACATGTATCTTAGTAAAGAGTGAACCAAATATGGCAACTGTCTTCCGCAGTCTTTCGTGATAAAAGTAATCATTAAACATTAGCTTGATAGTCCTGTGCTTTTAACAACTTCACCAAATGGATTACCTTCAGAGAAGTCTAAGAAGTCTTCTATAGAGGTAGCAAAGTCTAAGTTCTGTTGATCTACAGTATCCTTTTGAGTAGAGCTAACAATCTTAGCAGTAGCACCAGATGATTGTCCAGTAAGATACTTGCCAGTAGATGGTAATGCAAAAGATCCAAGGTTGTTTGCCGAACCAACATGAATGAGTGATAAAATCTCACTACTATCATTATATTCTGCGACTTCGGCAGTCATTATTCCACCGTCCGATGCGCTGTCTTGGTTGACATATTCCCCAACAAGGAATGGTTGGAATAGTTGTGGATCTGATATTAAGATAGATGGTGGGGATGTATAGAAATCTCCACTGTCAACAATTGTTATTGAAGTAAGTTTACCACTAGCACTGTCTAGATTTGGATATCCAACGGCACTAAAGTCTGATGCTTCTTCAGAAGGTCCTAGAATTGTTACTGCTGGGGGTGTCATATACCCCTGTCCACTATCCGTTAGAGTAATTGCCGAAACTCTGTTATTCGTAACTATGGCTGTTGCTGTTGCAGTCGTACCAACACTACTTGCGATAGTAACAGTCGGTGTACTACCAGTTGCATAGTAAGATCCACCACTATCGATATTGACTTGACTGATAGATCCGCCGCTTAAAATAGCAGTTGCTCTTGCAGGTTTCTTTGCAGTTGTAGGTGCGCTAAAAGTTATAGTTGGGATAGTTGTATATAAATCTCCACTATCTGTAAGAGTGATTGATGAGATACCTTGTAATGACATTATGTGATACTCGCTGTTGCTGTCGCAGTTCTACCACGGTTAACCTTAACATCATATCTGTAAGCATGATCAATTTCTATTTGATCAATATCTGTATTGCCTGTATCAATATCTTCGTCATTGTATTCAAACAATTCACAACGTAGTTTGTATATTGGCAAGTTGTTTAGCTGATAGAATGGCTGTTCGTGCTCTACGTGCATAATTTGAAACAGTTTACCTGCGAAGGGAGTAAAGATAAGATCCCCCTCTACTGGTCTTTCACTTTTGATCTCGTTATCGAACTTACGTACTGTCTGGTTCCAACGTCTTTTTGCTAACACAAGGGTAACACTATCTCGTATCTCTACACCAAACTTACTAAAGAGATCTCCTTCACCATCAAATCCATCATTATTCTCAACATACATCTCAACTCTGTAACTAGAATTGAATGATGATACTGGATCTTCTTTGAACACCTCGTCAACATGAACTAGATCACGTGGCATGTAATACATGTCCTGACCATAGATCTGCATTGCTTCGATAGTTAGATCTTCGTATAGAAGTTGTTCTGACTTATGACCATCTGAAAAGTATAAATTGCGCATATTAACCTACAAAGAATTCTACTGGAAGTTCGTGCTCTAATCTTAGATCCTCTTCGAGTTTTAATACCTCTGCATTTGCGGCTTCTAGTATTGCCAGTCCATTCATTGTGACACCACCTGGTAACTGCATACCCTCAAACTTACTGAGGTTCTGACCCCACTGTTGTTTGATTAGTGCTGTAGTATATGATTTCAACCATTTGTCATTATAGACTGACGTGTTTGTTGTTGGATCTACAAGCTGTGTGCCTTCTACAATAATGTACTGACCCGCTTTAATATCCTGACTTTCAAACTCTCCATGAATGTACAGTTTGTTTTCGTACTGAGAATAATTAACTTGTGGCATGCCATTCAAAGTCTGATCAATCATAGCAATGTGCTGTTGCATCATTGTGTAATAAGCCATGTCTCCCATGAACTTACCCATAACCGCAAGATCGTTAAGTCTAAGTTGATATCCTAAAGAGAACATGCCACTGGAAGATTTACTACCATTTATTGGAAGTACTCTCTTTACAAATATGTAATCGGATGGGATAGGAATATACTTATTAGTGACATCATCTGCCGTAATAAGATGCTTTAGATAAACTGTCTTTGTCGCATCAGAATGGTACTCTTGCCAATAGCCAAAAGCTTCATCTAATCGATCTTCTAGTTGATCCTCATCGACATTGATTTCGAGAACAGGCTCACCCAATCTGCGTTTTGCATAGTCAATTAATGTCGATCTTGAATTTGGTTTAGCCATAAATCTCGTCCCATGTGTAATCCGTTACTTCTATTTATACTAATTTATATCTCCAGGATAGCGTTGTGTCCACATTGTGTAGCTATATTTTACTCCACTTACCAATTCTGTACACTCATGACCGTGTGTAACTAGTCCGGGGAACAAAATCATCTTACCACAAGGGATATCATCGTTGTTAATTCCCTGTCTTGGGTATACAAGTGACGCTCCTTTATAGTCATCATTTAGCTTTACAGACCCTGTAACAAGTGATGCATCGTTGTGAAGTGGTAAACTTCTCTGAGTATCTACAGAATAACGCATAATAAATGCATCTCTCATACCATACATCTCAATAGGTTTCCAATACTTTTCAATAATTGGTACAACGTTTTCTTTCCAATGTGCACTCATCTCATCCCATAGACCCAATTCCTTGACACGGATCTCATACGCTGGAAACTTATCTTCTGGCATAGGTTCCCAACCTGCATGTGCATCTCCCATCTCAATCAATCTCTCACATTGACTTTGTGTCATAAAGTCTACAACAATCATGTCCTTCTCAAGAATATCAATTTTACCTGTGTGTGGAATAAACATAGGGGATGCAACAGCATTGTTATTAGTGTGTATTACTCTTTTTGTGGGTAGTTGTTTAGAGTATTTGGCATTTACTGTTGTCCAAAGTTTATCGAATAAAAGCTTGGCATCTTCACCACCGTTCCCATGATATAGACAAGGTACGGTATTGGTTATAGGGTTCCATAGCTCATTATCTACTCTACATTCTGGCTCATGTGTTTGGAAGATATATTGTTCGTAATCTAAACCAACACTGAATTTAGTTGTATCGTTTAACCACACTCTTTGCATGTATAACTGATCATCATCTTCATCGTTCAATCTTTCTGCAAAGAAGTCTTTTAATGCTCCAACTCTACCAATGTACTGACCACTATTCAAATATTTATACTTAAATAGATTCGGATCTGGATGTAAAGTTGACATACTGTCATCAGGCCAACAAGTAGCTTCTGCACCAAATAAGATCTCTACACTTGCATCCATATATCTCTTAACAATCTCTTGTAGATTTCTAGTAAAGAATACGTCATATGCATCTGTGAAGAGTACAATGTCATTTTCTGGTAATGTATCTAAGTAATCTCTAACTAGATTTACTTTATGACCACCACCAGGCCCTGACATATCTGTTCCAGCCCAATCTACATTCTTTCCTAGGTTCTTAACAGTAAACTTTTGTAGAACTGAACTATCGTTTAATGGAGCACATTTGGATCTATCTGTACCTACAGTAATCGCATGTACATCAAAGTTTTGAAACCAATCATCATGACTGAATGGCTCAATGTCCGTACCAAGTTCGTCTCTGCTTATTTGATTTGCAATATCTACCTTCAATGCCTGTATGTTGTGAGTTGCTACTTTTTGTGCTAATATCTCATCTACAGGAATGATCTTTCTATGGAAACCACTATTGATCAAATCGTTTGCCATTTCTGGTGTTAGCATATATGCGTGTGCATTGTATGGATAGCAAGGTTTGATTAGATGTTCATTAGCACCATCAACTACTCCTGTATCATCGTTTTCATTATATCCTAAGTATAGAAGATCGATTTCACCTTCATCCATCCACTCATGATACTGATTTTCTTTCCACTTAAATCTATCGATCTTTACATCATCTTCAAAGATGATCGTGGTTTCATTTAACTGGACAACCTTTTGCCATGCTTGATAATGTGATAAGAAACAACCCACCTCTCCTTTGGTGATGCGTCTATTCTTAAAGGGATCTCTCCACTTATGATTGATCCCAAATTCATTTTCTTTCATTTGTAGGTTTGTGATTTCATAACCATTAACAGCATGTTGGAATGAGTAATCTTCCAACCACCCACACTCTTTCATGAATGAGTTCTTTCGATCTACTCTGTGATTTAGATTGATAACAAGTTTATGCATAATTTATTCCCTATAAAGATACAGATCTACAGGTACGCAGATCCTCAGTTGTGAGTAGTATGGGTTGACGTGGTGGTAGGTGAAACTAGGAAATATCATAAAATCTCCTGTCTCAGGTGTGTGATGATGCCTGTTAAACATAGGATTAAAGTATTCGTCATATCCTCTGTTAGCATTAGATCTAGGATCGTGCATCACAATGTCACCACCTGAGTTTTTATCCTCTGCTAGTATATAGAAGACTCCTGATAGATGTGCTCCTGTGTGGTTGTGAATAGTCATAGAGTAGTCTTTACCATGACCAGTGATCCAAGCTTTCATCTCACAGTGATTCCAATCATCAATCGAACAATCTATAGTAGCCTTTAGATAATCATCAAAAGCCACAAACACTTGATTTGAAAACTTAGTCATTACTATAGAATCATCATCTAAGATATTATATCCCCCCAAATCACTAGGTGGATTGTTTAGATCGTATGTACTAAATATGTGTTCTACCAGACCAGTGGTGTCGAACTTACCTTGACCCACTTGTGTAGGCCATAGATTATGGATATCCATTTCACTTCCTCATCATTTGATTACATCTATATATAATGTAATTAACTCTTGACATTGCCTTCCGAATATGATACAAATAGGTATACAAAGCGAAAGAGAGAATCAACATGGTTAAACTAGGCAACATTGCTTCATTCACGAATATTGATGGAACTACTGTAACAGGTATTATCGAAAAAGTCAATGGTAAAAAGGTTACTATACGTGAACATGGCGTTGGAAATTGGGTTGTTACTGCTAATATGCTAACGTTCCTAAATATAGGTGGAGAATGACATTTGAAGAATTCTTTGACTTCTTAATGAGCGAAGAATGTTTTAATAAGTGTGCTGTTTCCTTTATCAACAATAAGGGGGAACAGCAATACATTGAACATGACAATATATTTGCATATCAAGGTAAAGTTGTAGATCTTTGGTTTAGTGGTGATGATACCATTAAGGTAGAGAACTATGAACGTATTCAACCCTATGATGGGACTATTCATATATTTTATGCGCCTGTTGACGCACCTTCCTTTCCTGTACATACAGATCCTATAGATATATACATCGAATGTCTTGACGGATGTAAGATAATGGAAATTGATGATAGGTATGTTATGATAGAGAAGGGATCTAAGATCTTTATTCCTGCAGAAACACCCCACATTGCATTGAACTCAGAGAAGGCTCTAACACTAAGCTATGGCGTTAACGACACAGAAACACTCAGTTATTTACGTAAAGACTACTGAAACATGTAATCTGAACTGTTCGCATTGCTTTACATCTGGAATGAATGGTAGGAAGATCTACTTCGACCATGTGAAGACTGCGAATTGGTGTAATCAACTCGACACTGGAGATAACTTAATTCACCTTGAATATCATGGTGGAGAACCTATGCTTGCACCCATGGCAAACCTACGTGAGTTTCATGATATCACAAAGGCGCAATGGGGTGATAGAGCAACACATGGTATTACAACAAATCTTGTATTCAAACTAACCGAAGAAAGATTAAAGTTCTTTAGTGAAGTTATTACAGGTGGTAATATAGGCACATCATGGGATCCTAATATTCGTTTTAGTAACGAACATCAGAGAAAGATGTGGGAGAATAATGTTAAACATCTAACAGGACTTGGTCATCGTGTCAAGTGCTTTATATCTGTATCTAAAGATGTTATAAAGTTACAACCAATTGAGATTGCTGATTACATGGAGTCTCTTGGTGTTGCTGAGATATCGTATGAGAGATTGACGCATGATGGTAATGCCACTATTAATACAGATATCTTTCCTCACAACAAAGAACTAGATGCTTGGTGGATGTTAATGCATGAACAAACTCAATATCATAATGTTGTGAATGGATTTATGGAAACTGTTTACGAGAAGTTTAGTAAAGGTCAGTTTAGAGCAGGAACATTCTGTCGTGATTGTGAACAGAAGATACACACCATCAACGCAGATGGTACTGTAGCAGGTTGTCCTAATACTGCACCGACCATGCATTATGGTAATATAGATACACCAGCAAAGGAAGTGCGATTAAGTCCTAAACGTATGGAGATCATATCATGTGAACAGCATGAACGTGATGAACGGTGTTATAAATGCCCTGTCTTCATGTACTGCCATTCAGACTGTCATCAACTACAGTGGATGGATGATGTTTGCCCTGCCCCTAAAACTCTAATGCTAAAATTGGCGAAAGAAAAAGAATGGATCTAATTATTAAACCAACAGAAGCTTGTAACTTCAAGTGTACTTTCTGTTCTTCTACTGACATTGATCCTAATGAAGTTGGATTGTTGGATCTAGATTACGTCTATAAGTTTCTAAAGAGATATCCTGATTGTAACACTATTATTGTTAACGGTGGAGATCCTCTTATGGTCAAGCCTGAGTGGTATCAAGAATTAATAGATCACTTAGACGAACATGACTACCCTGCATCTATATCATTCACATCTAACCTTTGGCCTTTCTTAATGAGACCAGAGAAATGGTTACCTATATTTCAGAACAGAAGATTTGGTTGTGCTACATCGTTTCAATATGGTGGTGGTAGATTAAAGGGAGACTATTCGGAGTTTACTGAGAAAGACTTTTGGATGGTATCTAACGCTATGCTTAAACACACAGGAGAACGTCCTGACTTCATTGCTGTTATAACTGATGAGAATGAACACCTTGCTATCAAGAATGTTGAGTTAGCAAAAGAGATGGGTGTAGAGTGTAAGTTAAATTATGCTATGGCATCTGGTGTGCAAGGCACTACATATCAATTGTCTAAAATCTATGAAACATATATTAAGATTTACGATATGGGTTTGGCTGAGTACGAATACAATACCAAGCAAATGATGAAACGACTTGGTGGATCTGCGACATCTTGTCCACAGAATAGATTGTGTGATACAGGAATTAGAGCTATGAACCCAGGTGGTGATTATTACTCTTGTGGTTCGTTTGGTGATGATATGGATTATCCTATTGATTTTGAAACAGAAATGAATGGAAAGATGCAAACACCACTTCAAGATGATCCTAATATACAAACAATGAAGATGGCTTGCTACACGTGTCCTATGTTTGAGATATGTAATGGCTGTAAGAAGACTGTACGAGATATGAAGAGAGAGGGTACAGTAGAATCTCATTGTAGACAGATGAAAACATTAGCACCTCGTATACTTGAGATCAATGGAATGAACCCTGATGGAGTGACAGCTTATGTCGATGAATCTATCAATTAATCCAACTTACTATTGCAACTTCTCTTGTGACTTTTGTTACTTGACAAAGCAACAGTTAAATGATAGACACAAAATAACACCAATGTGGTTACAACATTCTATGGGTCAAATAACAGATCCTATAACTCATGTGGATCTATATGGTGGTGAGATAGGATTACTAACACCTGAGTATTACTATTCTATCAAAAATGTAATACGAAGATACTATGATGGAAACATCCATATCAATACAAACCTATCAGCATTCCCTGACTTCTTTCGTGATGATGACGTTACATTGTCTGTATCATACGACTTTCATGCAAGAGAGAAGGAACAATTTGTCCTAAATAATATGATGAATGCCAATAAAGATCTGGCTGTTCTTATTCTTGCGTCACCAAAAGTATTAGAAATGGATGTGGAGTTTATGATCTTCACCCTTAATATGGTGTCTAATGTAAAGTCTGTGGAAATCAAACCATACTCTATTAACCAAGCAAATTCATTTGACGTTACCCATAAAGACTTCGAAGAGTTTGTTATTAGATTTGATGAAGCTACTACACCTAAGAATTTTGACTTTCAGAATATTCATAACATCTACAGGAGTATAGATAAAGAGTATAACGCATTCTCAAACGATCATGTGTATATTACACCATCTGGTAAGTTTGGGGTATTGGAGTTTGATAATAATGATAAAGAGTATTTTAAAGAATATCAAAGCTATCATGAGTATAAGCAGTGGGCAAAAAATGAGGCACGAGATAATCTTAGTCCTATATGTCACGGCTGTACCTATTTTGGCAATTGTCTCACCGAACACTACAGGTATGTTCTGGACTTAGATAATGGATGTAATGGATATAAAGGATTACTAGACTACTATGCAGGAATGGAAAGCACGACAACAGGCGTATCACATGACGCAGTCCCTCTTCAAAGATGATCTGAATGAGGTTGATATCAGGTGGGAACCTAACAATATAGCTGACTTTGCTCTCATGCATTTTAGAGAATATGTAGATGAGTGGATTTATCCTGCTAAATCATACGTTGTCGCAATATGTTATGCCACATGGATTAGTCAAGACTTTAATGAACATTTCTATGATGTTTTAAATGATAAGGATCTGCTATTTGGTAATGATCCACACTTCCTTCCTTATTTCAAAAGCAAAGAGATATACGATGATATCTTAGGTCAACTAGACTTTGATATGGAGCTAGGTATGGTTCCAGACATATATCAATATTATAAAGAGGAAATGTTGATTGGACAACTTTGACTTCACCAAGCAACTACTGGAAGATAAGCGTCCAGACATAGCCGAGATTGAGTTGACACTATTTGAGAACTGTCACCTTAACTGTTCTTTTTGTCACCATGATAAGAAGTCTACAGTAGGCTTGTCTCGTGAAGAGATCTTCTCCAAACTAGACTTGGTTGAACAACATGTCATCAAAATGAAAGGCCGAGTAGACGTTATCCAGATCAACATGGTTGGTGGAGAATTGTTTCAAGATCGAATATCAGAATGGGCTTATCCTGTATACTACGATTTCCTTGTAGAGATCAAGAAGATATTTGATACACATGGTGCGGAGATTAAAGTAGTTTGGGTTACTTCATTTCAGTTTAGTAAAAGAGATAGAGTGCAAAAGTTACTTGATGATCTAAACGCAGTAGATATACCATCTTATATTATATGCTCTTATGACTTCGATGGAAGACCTGTAAAAGGACCTTATGGTAAGAACATAGAGCACTTTGCCGACTATATTACATCTATTAACATGGTTGCTACCACTATTTCTATTAAGAAGTTTATGGCAGATGATGATGAATACTTTCATTATCTGTATGAGAAGTTTGATAACTTCTACTTTGATGATTACATACCTGATCGTGGGTATGATTATATGATACCATCGGATAGCGAATACCTTGAGTTCTTAAAGTTTGTATATCATAACTACCCTGACATTAATCCTATTAAAGATCTTATATACCAAGAGAGCAATCATATGCATTGCTTGGCTCTTAACAAGGTTACAATCTTTCCTGATAACTCTACATCAAACTGTAGATGGGATAGATATGATCAACGTGACTTCAACACAAAGTATGAGCGCAAAGATAATGCTGGGATGATGCAAGCATATATGGATGAGAATGGCTGTCTATCGTGTAAGTGGTGGAATAAATGTGGATTTAGGTGCTACACACAATGGGACTGGAAGAATCGTGAAAGAGATCTACCTGATTGTATTATGCGTATGTGGTTTAACTACATGGATAAGACTGGTCAGAACTTAATCACTGGTTTTGATTATATGGAAACAAACACTCAGTAATAGAATGGTGTTCCATGTAGGACTGTACACCTTTATCGATACAAGTCATCATCTTGGCACATCCGTCACAACTATCTGTCTTGGATGTGTACATCATCTGGGTTAGGAAACTGTCATTCTTAGCCTTTAGCCAAGAGTCTATGTTCTCTTCATCCTTAACCTTAAACTGATCTGTACCTATCTTGACGATATCATATACAAATGGTGTCCAAAAGAAGTTACCATTACAATATGTGTAGTTGAGTTCTAAAGATCCACCTTGTGCCTGATCGATGATAGTAGAAGGAAAGTTGTCTTCTGCCCAATCATCTAGCTTCTTCCACTTGTTGATTAGATGTTTATGTACCTTGCTCTTCTCAGTTCTTAAAAATGATGGATTGAGTGTTAAGATTGTATCGAACTGTTTATCTGCTATATCAGATAACTCAAGAACCCTTTCATTAAGGTCATCATCATTTCCCATATTAAGGACAATGTAGTAATTAAGATCGTCATCAAATAGATTTAACTTATCAATCATCTCCTCATATCCGTTAGGAAACTTCTTAGGATCTATTGCTATGTTCGCATCATACATAAATCCTTTTGTCTTAGGAATGCTATTCAACTCATTGATTACGTCTAAGTCAATGTTCTCAAGTGTGGTAACAAACTGGATAGTAGTGACTTTACTTAACGCATCTCTGAAGTCTGGATCCTGTAATAGATCCATCACATTGTTATTACCAAATATGTCTGTGGGACCTATGTTGATCGTAGATGATCTATAACCATTATCATTGAACAAGTCAATAGCATTGTTTAGTCTATCAAAGCTACCTATGTTTGTTCCTAGTTTGTTCACAAAACAACCAACACATTTAAACTCACAACCTGACAACACTTCGGCATTAAAGATTACTTTGATTTCGTGTCCATCGTTAAATGACAAGTCAAAGTCTTTGTCTGCCTGTGCTTCACTTTTGTTATTAGTAACTATTCCCATGATATTCCTCGTTGTCAAATAGGGCAATAACTTCTTTATTTAAGATACACTCTGAACGTCCTTTAAACATCGTATCCATAACCTTTGGTATTAATCTATTGGAGCATACATTAAGGTACTTGCACGTACCACATTCTTTATCAAAACTATTCTTTAATTGCTCCGATACAACTTTATGTTTATAATCTAAGATAGCATCTAGTATAGGTCTATCTTGTACAATCTCAAAATCTGGTTTGTAAATTTGAGCATTCTCATAGATGAATGGTGAAGCATATAGTTTTCCATGATGTATGTTTACTACTGCATAATGAAATGCTTTGTGAGATAGATCTCCTTGTAGGAAATGAAACTTGTTCTTAAAACGATTAACATCAGTAGATAGATTGGTAAGCATATCATTCCAAGCAAACAGTTTATCACCATGCTTAGTTGTATTGTTAAAAGATCGAACAACGGATGGTAAGATCTCAATGACTGTATTGTAGGTCTCTCGTATGTAATCGATAGCCTCGTACAATCTATCCTCTATACCATCAACAATATTGGTTGCCATTGATATCTCAAAGTCCAGTGTACTGTCTTTAAAGTGGTTAACTCTGGTGTCCAACGCATTTCTATAAACTGGATCATCTAGTACTCTGTTAAGATCTAGTGCTATCTGCACATCCCATGACTTAACAACCTGTCCAAGAGGAGACTTTTCTATAGACTTAATCTTACCTAGAATATCATCTTCGCTCAAAGATCCCATAATAGAACAGTTGTGTTGAATATTTCTACTGTCTTCTGGCATCATTAATATAGCACTAGCAAGCCTATGGTTCTTTATAATCTCATCTAAGTTTTCTGCTCCGTAGAAGTCTGTAGGTCCGATTACAATATCATCAAGAACTATATCGGAATTATCTTTTAATGCATATGCTAGATCATAAAATAGTTGTATAGACTTAGGGTGCCAGTTTCCACGTCTCTTAACAAAACATCCCGGACACATGTAAGAACAGCCCTCAAGTAGTTCTAGTGTTACTTGTATCTTATATTGTCCCATAGATGATACAGAAGTAAACTCTTCCCCCACGCCACCATGTTTGACGATATCTTCCCAACTACTATTTAACATAAGATATAGCCTTTATTCTGTCTAGCTCTTTGTCACCGTCTTCAGTCACAAGGAACCTTTTACGATAACCATTCTTATCACCTTCTACAGTATATCCGTCCCATTTGTACATGGTTTGAGCAGGTGCGTTATAGTTATGTATATGTGCAAGCATATTCTTCTTGGGTGCAATACATCTATTAACCCCAAGGTAATCTCTAAGTAAGATAATCTTTCTATTGTAACAAGACATCAGCAATGGACAAGTCTCACACTCTGTATTCTTTACTCTCTCAAGTTGACTTTCTAAAATAGGCAGTACTTCATCAAATGTATCTACTTTAAACATTTCATGGTACAATGCCATGTTTTCGTACATAAACGGTGAAATGAACCATTCGCCCTTTTTGTAGTTTAACACAGTATAATTCATCCCACCATGTGAGTGGTCTACCATTATGTTATTTAATTTTGTTTCTTTATAAGCACTTAGCTCATCAAAGAAGTCGTTAAACTTGTCTAATGTGTCAAGTATTAGCTTTGGTTTGTGTGATCGTGAAACAGACGGTATAAAGTCTAATATCGTATTAAAGCGTTCTACTGCGCTTTTATGCAGTTTAACGTAATCTAGCCCATAATCACGTATGTTTACAACAAAGGTATATGTTACCTCGTGCTCAAGGTTCTCATCGATATATTGTAACATCTTATGAATATGATCGACATACTCTTTATCAAAGAACTTGTGTGGGTTTGTTGCAATCCCAATTTCAATCTCTGTGTCTGTGTTGATATTATTTGTTATGAAAGCAATCCACCTAGGAAGATCCCCATCTATCAACGTAGACACGAATGCAAGGATAGGAGAGTTCTCGTTGATGATATCAATCAAAGAAGGCATGACCTCATAGAAGTTCTCTGATGCAAGGAAATCTGTCGGACCTATTAGGATTTCGTCAACCAGAATACCTTTGTCTGTTATGTCTCGTATGAAGTTTTTGGCTTTATCTAACTGATGCTCGTCACTAGCATTACCTCTACGATGCACAAAGCAACCTGGGCATTTGTGATGACAACCATCTAAAACATCAAGCTGTATCTTTACTGCCGATACTGGCTTGGTCTGAGTTTCCGTGGTGAGTTCGTAGTATAGGTTGTTTTTAATTAGTGGCATACATATACTCTTTCAAGGCGACACATTGGTCTAGTTTCCTTGACTTCATATACATGTGTACGTTTCTTTCTGCACAACTGAGCATGTATTCGCAATCAGAACAATCTTCAACTGTATTCGCATACTCTAGGTTTTGTGGCAACCACTCTTGGTCTATATCCGTCTCAAACTCAGGAGTTCTTTGTATGATTGCATCATATAGGAATGGGTTAACATATAGTTTCCCATTATAAAAGCTGTAGTTCTGGCAACCATATCCATTAAACTTAGCATCAAAGAATGTGTAAAGATTACGCCATTCTGGATCAATATCTTGTTTACGTAGGTCTTCCCTAAACATATCAAGAAACTTATTAACCTTACCACGTGCGTTTCTGTCTGTCAAGAATGAAGGTGTGATAACTACTGGTGCGTTGAAGTCTTCTTTAACCCTAGAACATAGTTCGTTATAAGATATCTTATCAAATAGATCTTCTGTGTAATTAACTCTAAACTGAACAGATCCTATACTGAATAGTTTAATGTTCTCTAGGAAGTTAGGATCAAGATCATCATCAAGATACGCCTCTACATCCAATACAATCTTAAAATCAATATCTGGAATACGATTAATGTTTCTATAGATCTGCCAAATCATATCAAGTTTAGGCTTGACAATAGAAGGATCTTGTAGTAATGTAGATGTAAACCCAACACCAGATATGCTGTATAGATCTGTCATAGATGGATGTTGCATAACTTCATCGAAGTTTTGTGCATCAAATATATCTGTTGGACCTATAGTAATTTCATCTGGATACATCTGACCCTTACACAAAAGATCATAAAGCTTTGTCATATGGTCTGGTGATGTTAGGTTTTTTCTAGGAATGAAGCATCCGGGGCACATCTGATCACAACCATGAAGAATATCTAGGTTAATCTCTGTGCGTAGGAATTCTACATTGGTAGGACTTATACCATCAATATAGCTGTAATACCCTGCTTCTGTTGCATTAAGCTTCGTTATCATTGGCAAACAACATAAAATCTTCGGGGAAGAATGATACTATTTGATCCGTTATTTTAGCTTCGCACATAACGTTGTATAGATCTCTACCGAAGTATTTTGGTGAATCGTTATATATTTGTTTATTGTATTCTGTAGATAGCCCCCTCTTACTTACAATTAGTAGAAGTGCATCATAGCCAGTTGTAAGAAGCCTAGCAATATTAGGACCGCACATAGCTGGCTTATCCACTACTTTGGTATCATCAAGTAATTGTTTAAGATTAACTTCTAATTCTTTTTGATCATCTGTGAGACCATCATAAAGTTTTGATAATGCAAAGGGAACAGAAGATGCAACTGTATCTATGAGGCTCTCGACCAATGCTGAATTCTCTTCAATAAACTTAAAGATTAACTTTGGTGGGAATATGTATAGCAACTGACTTTCTTGTTCACTAATATCGTGCTTATAATAAAACTTAATAATAAGAACAACAATTCTAGCTAGTAACGGACAATCTACCATAAAGTCCGAATTGATGTAAGCCTTAATCAGATCCTCATCAATAGAAGAGAATGTTGTCTTAAAGTTGGTATTAGCCAAATAAATGATAATATGTTGGGCTGATAGTTTCTCTTTGCTTTTAGCATAGTCAACCCAAAGGACATACTCTTCAAGTTCATTCTTATCTTTGTATATCTGTACTAGGTGCTGTGGAGATAGAGGTAACTCATAGCACGTACTTTCGTCTGGAATTGTCATAATATAATGTTCCTTATAGTGGATACTTATGGATAAGATATGGGATACGGTTTTGTCTCTTAGAGAAGAACTGAACATCCGTATTGATCAGTTTAAGATCGGCAGTCAGATTATCCATATCAAAATCGTTTTGTAATACTTTTCGTACAATAGGAAATACATTCTTAAACTCTGTATAGAGATCCATATATTCCCAACCGTCTGCATCACTGTCTGCTTTATCTTGGTGTGCGGCAATGAATGCAGTATCTGCTTTGACTAGGTTCCATAGCTCTTCTAGTTTATAGAATGCGGCAGTATAGTTACCTGCATTTGCTTTAGTAATATAACAGTCCCTAACCCACTCTGTCTTATTTGTGGCATATTCTGCATTACGTGCTGTATTGGCATTCATCCAATCAATTACTGAAAGGATATATGCCAAGTAGTGCCGCCTTGATGTAAAGTGTTCCATCACATCTTGAGCCATTGTAGACTGATGTACTGTAAACTTTTCTTTAATAAGTAGCTGTACTGCATTAGTTCTGTGGTAATCGTTTAACCAAAATAAAAGATCATAACTAAAGTTCTTACCATTCTGATAGATCACTGTATAAGGAGTTACTCCGCCACCACCTGAGTCTGTGGAGAATAGTGTGTCTACATGATTTGATACGTCATTAATAGTCTCGTCAGCAAGAACCATAGTAAGCATAGCATCCATAGAGAAAATCTTCTCAAGGAATTGTCCAACCATACTTGTAACGTTAGTACTTGAATCATAGAAGCCAGATGCAGTAATAAGTCCAGATGTATATCTTGCAAACACTTTAATCATATCTTCACAAGTAGAAAATAGAACAATACGTTTATCACTATTCTGAATGAAATCAACATCATCAACTTCATCGAAAGTCATATAAGATATTAGATCGTTAGCATTATTTCTAACAGTATTAGCAATAGATTCATACTGAGCCGCCAACAACTGTGCACCATTTGATGGATGCACGAGAACGATGTTACGTGGGGTTGACGTGTGATAATACGAGTTTAACTCACCAACTACAGTGTCTAAGTTTTCAAGAGTTGAGATATACTTACTATTGTTTAAGTAGTATAGATTTTGACCTATCATGGTTACGCTCCGTCTTTCATTTTATATTGAGTTGCATCATCATTCCAAGTAAAGTCGAATGGATTATAATACTTCAATGTTTCTTTTGGTAATACACATCCATCTATGTTTAAGCTTTCTTGTGCTTCGAATACTAATCTGTTAGCACATGCGACAGCAAACTTACAATCTGAGCAGTCCTTTACCTTACTAGACCTATTTATACCTTTTGTAATCAATTCGTTCTTACGTTGTAAGATTTCCTCAAAAGATAATCCTGTTACATCTAGGTTCTTATTAGATAAGAAAAATGCCTGTTCATGCAACATAACATTCAAATGCGTAGTAGGTCCGTTCTCTCCTGGTACGATAGTGATACCCACAAAGTTGATTGAGTTACAATAAAGGTTAGCCATTGACATAACGGCCTCTTTACGGTTATCTTCATCAATAACTGATTCTAGGAACCTATTCCAAGCAAACAAGTTATTACGTTGGATAATCTGATTAGGTGCTCTTGCAAATGCTGGGTTCATCTCCATGATGGTTCCAAAATCATTTACAGAACGATCAATCAGTCTATTGTATTTCTCTTTGTCGATCTGTTTACCAACAACATTAGAAGCTTGTAAAGTCCAAGACCAGTCCATCATCTTTGGAGTTTCGTTCTTAAAGAACTCTATCTTCTCCATAACTCTATTATAGTAATCGTCATCATCCAACATCTCGTTAATACGACCAATCGGCATAATGAATTCGATAACCATTTCACGTCTATATGCATCTAGATCGTCTAGAATAGCAAAGATCTCTCTGACCTTTTCCATTGACGCATTGTCAAACTTAGCAGGAGAGGCAATACGTGCATTAGTGTGTTCTCTCATTATAGCTTGAACTGTTGGATTTGTCAAGATATCTTTTGTATTTTTAGCAGAGAATAGGTCTGTAGGACCGATAACAAACTCTCTTAGGTTGCCACCTACACGTTTAACGCCATCAGCAAGTTCCTTAGCACGATCAATAATTGCTTGATTGACTTCTGGATCAATTGCTTTATCAACAAAACAGCCAAGGCAACCCTGTTCACACCCAGAGAGAACTTCCATCTGAATAAGAACATCGAACTTTGTTGCATCAGATGGTGCCAGACTTTCAGGTCCTGAGTATCTCATCTGCTTACAATATGATTGTTGCATTGTCATTTTAACGTCTTCCTCTTGATGTATGACAGCTGGTGTGACAGCTTGAGTGGCATAATACTGCGGAGATAGATCTATTAGTAATTCTACCTTCAATGAGGTCTACGGTTCTTCTTACTCCGTCCTCTAATGTGTCAACGATGTCTTGCGAATATGCTCTTGAGCCTGCGGATATGCCACCATCAATATAGTTATCAAATAGAGAGTTAGCCGCTCCTGTATATTCAAACCTATGTGTCGTAGTATTACTACCTGTTCCACCCATAGCAGTGGGATTGTTATTCTGATATGCTGTAGTTGTTATAGTAATAGTTTTGTCAAACGTTCTTAACTTACCACCTGCATAAGTTTGCATGTAACTATCTATACTATCTCTGGTTAAATTACCCATTATCTACGACCTCTTGATGTGTGACAACTAGTATGACAAGAGCTATGACATAGTAAAGCTGAAATGGATCTGTTAGTGATACGAGATTCAATCTGATCTACTGTTCTTTGCATAACACTATTAATAGAGTCAATAACATCTTGACTGTACATACGATTCCCTGTGTATATCCCAGAATCTAAATAGTTATTGTATAGCGAGTTAGCCGCTCCTGTGTACTCAAAGCGTTGATTAAAGCCACTTGAGCTTGTAGGTCCCGCTTGAGTTTGTGACACTGTTTGCAACACATATGCAGTGACAGTAAACGTCATCGTTTTATCAAAAGTCCTTAACTGTGCTCCAGCTTGACTTTGCAAACTACTATTATTTTGTGCATAGGTTGGCATTAAACTTTAACCTCGACTACCCCTTCACCATCTTCTAATGCTACACCAACATAATATAAGAAGTGTATTTCAGAAGCACGTTCAATTGGAACTGCTTTACATTTACCGTCATTATCTGCTACTATATAGTCACCCTTTTTAACAGTTCCGTTAACCTTACATGGGATACGTCCCTTAAGAGCAATGAAAGGCCATAAAGGATCTTCTTTATTATCTTCGTTAACATTCATTCTAACGCCTGGAAGTGTAGAGATAACACCTGCAATAGCCATACCTTTTTGGTATAGAGTTACCTCATTATCGCCACCAATAGCCAAAAGATCTCCATGCTCATATCCTCTATCAGCTAAATATTTCTCCGCCAAATCCGACCAGTTTGCAGACGTAGCCGTACCTTGGTAGGTACCTGAGTTATCAACATACGATACATCGGAGCCATTTCTTCTAAACTGAACAATTCTGTTTGAAGATTGGTCTGCAACAATGTACCATCTATTTGAGTGATATTGGATTTTACCTTTTGTACCTGGATCACCTGTCCAGTTAGATGAGGCATTAGAGAAAAGACCACCGTTAGTGATATCAAGAGATCCGCCTCCAAAGGCACCTATCTCACCCTTTTGTCCCTTAGATCCTGTGCTACCTGTCGATCCAGTGCTACCAGTACTACCAGTTGCACCAATCTCACCCTTTTGACCTTTGGCACCAGTGCTACCAGTTTGTCCTTTTTGACCTTTTTGACCTTTGGCACCAGTTGAACCAGTGCTACCAGTATTACCTGTGCTACCAGTATTACCAGTATTACCAATCTCACCTTTTTGTCCTTTGGCACCAGTTGAACCAGTATTACCAGTATTACCAGTCTGTCCCTTTTGACCTTTTTGACCTACTTCGCCTTTTTGACCCTTTTGACCCTTCTCACCTTTTTGACCTTTTACGCCTTGAGGAGCATCCGCAAAGGTAGTAGCTCTCCACACACCTTTTGCACTTTCAAATGTCCATGTGACGTTGTTAGCGGTGTGGGTTGCGCCATTTGCTGGCGATGATGGGAAATTAATTGCCGCCATGATTATGCGCCTCCTGCGCCGTATATAGTTTTGAGTGCGGTACCTGCTGAGTTGTACACCACAAAGGATACGACAGATTTCAATTCATTTGATCCGACAGCATCATCGGCAAGCTTAACTTGGGTTACAGAATTAGATGCTAAATGAATGGCATCTATAGAACCATCAACATAGTGTTGAGAGTCAACAGAGTTATCAGCCATTTTAGCCGCAGTGACTGCGTTAGAAGCAAGTTTAGCCGTGGAAATAGCACCGTCAGAAACAACCGAATTATTAAATTGTACCCATTGACTAGAAGTCCCATCGTTATAGTAAATATATAAGGATCCTGTCTCATCATCCCACCACAGGTCACCGTCTACCGCACTACCTGGTGCTGTGGTGCTTGTAATGGCTTCGTTGCCTTCTCCCTTTTGACCTTGAGGACCTGTATCGCCTTTAGTACCAGCCGAACCAGTTCCACCTGTGGCTCCAACTTCACCTTTTTGACCTTTGATACCAGCGGCACCAGAACCAGATTCACCAATCTCACCTTTTTGACCCTTTTGACCCTTTTGGCCTTTAGCACCGTTTGTCCCATTATTACCAGTTGCACCAATCTCACCTTTTTGACCTTTAGCACCTGCGGCTCCAACTTCACCTTTTTGGCCTTTTTCACCTTTTTGACCTTTGGCACCAACTTCGCCCTTTTGACCTTTAGCACCTGCGTCTCCATCAGAACCAATTGTACCAGCTTGGCCTTTTTGTCCCTTATCGCCTGCTAAAGCGGCATTAGTAATAGTGTGCTTTTCCCATGTACCTGCTGAGGCATCGTATACTGGTATAAGGTCTGCACCATCAGCATCTGTACCTGTTGCAAATGATGTTAAAGCAGATCCAACATTACCTGCATCAGTAACATCAGCATTTGCTTCAATATTATCAAGCTTTGACCCATCTGAGGATACGTCTCTACC